TCAATGGTGTAATTGCAATTGTAATCATACCCATGATCACTTTACCCAATGCATCAAATCCATTGGATGATTTTGAAACCTTTTCAATCACATTGGTGATCACCTCAACCAATGCACTCATCACATTATCAATGGTGGTGAATACGGCACCAACGGCATCGGCAACCTTTTGATTTTTCATCAATGAATCTTTCAAGAATCCAAATGCCGATGTGATTGCACCAACCACCGAAAATGCCTTCAATGTATCAAGGAATGTGGATGATGATTTCTTGGATTCTTTTGTTGCCTTGGCATTTTCATCGATGGATTTGTTCAATCCATTTTGTGTTTTTTCCAAATCCTTTTCGGCCTTGGTTAATTTCTTTAATGCATCGGCTTGTTCCTCCGATCCTTCGGTTGCATTCTCATATGCACTTTTGAGATCATTGATTTGATCCGTTAATTTTTCAACCTCTTGTTGTGCTGATTTTGTATCAACATTTACCTTGATGTTTGTTTCCGTTTGTATTGTTGACATTTAACGCTTGTTTAAACTTGTTAATCCTAATGATGCAATGATGTAATTATAAATGATATCATCCTCCGATCCCCATTGTTGGATGATGGATGCAGGTATTGGAATTGTTCCGGTGAAAACAACATCATATCCACTTTCATCAATGAATGTTAATAATTGATAATTCACTTTGCCGGAATTATTATCAAAATGATAATCATAAAAATCGGTAAATGCAATCAATGTTGCCAATACATTTCCGGTTTGTGTGAAAATACTTGTTGGTTGAATTTGCCTTGTATTCATAATTTTATTGCATGTACAATCCGAAATTGGCCAACAATGTTGTGCCTCCGGTTGTGGTTGATGGTAATGATGTTTGTGATGCTATTGAAAATGATGGTTTGATTGTGTTTGCATATCCATTATCTTTTACGGCAATATTCAATGTATTTGCACCACCAATGGTTGGTGCCGTTCCGGATGATGCCGAATATGCCATGCAAATGAAATACATTCCTTCGGCCAAAAATGTTGGTGTTGATAATGCCTTTGATTTCCATCCATTGGCACCTTGTGCCCACATTGCCGGATCATTGGCCGATGCAACCACCAATGATAATGTTCCATTATTATGTGAATAAATTCCACAACCATTGTATGATGTTGCAACAAATGATCCATTGGTGATTTGATACCATCGAATGTATGTAATGGTTGCCGATTTTGTCAAATATACACATTGCCAAATGTAGGTATTTGAAACCATGGTGTATGCAACCAATATACTTGTTGGATATGGCATTCCAAATGGAATTGTTTTCCTTCGGAAATTTGTTGCCACATACATTTCACCATCCATGATCAAACCATAATCATCAATTTTATTCAATTGTGTTTGTATTGGTGATGTAACACCATCCAAATAATTGAATTCGGCATTTGATACAATTCCGGATGCCAATCTTGATGCATCAAGATATCCATCAATATCACTCCAATTGATAAAACTTTTTGATGGTGTTGATATCCATCCGGATGCCTCATTGAATGCAATTATATCCTTTGCACCACCTTCAACATCCTTCCAAATGCCTTCAAAATTATCAAATACTTTTATTGAATTTGTTGCCATTATAAATATGATAAATTAATTACTCTTAATAATTGAACCTCACACAATTCACCATCCGAATAATCGGTGATTTTGATCAATCGATACAATATGCCATCGATGTATATCAATTTGCCAAAATTCAAATTGAATATATCTTTCTCATTGAATTTCATGGTGCATGTAACCAATCGTGAATCTTTATCGGTTGCCTCGGCAAAATATGATGAATAAAAAAGATTGAACAAATTATTTCGTGTTCCATATCCTCCAAACAATCCATTGGATGCATCATAAAATAATTCTTTTGTGGCACCAAAATTCAAATCATATGATGGTGAATTTGGTGAATCAAAATGGCCACCATATCCATATTCGGTGTATGTTCCATATGCAATTGGAATTCCGGTTATTGGTGCAACACTATTTGAATATATTTTCCATGCCGTTTTACCGGTGAATTTCCTTGCAAACATGATCCGGCAAATGAATTCGGTTTGTTCCTCGGCACCATTGTTGTATTTGTATATGGCCGAAAATACTTTATCATGGCCGGTTCCGGTATATCCAATCAATGGTGTTGGTGCAAAGATGGTTTCAACTGAATCACTTTCCTTTGCGAATTCTTGTTTGTTATCATATATTCGATCACCATAATTTTCATTCCATTTCTTTTTGTATTTCTCATTTAAATAATCATTATCAACTTTGGATTTCAATGTGTAATACCTTGCATTGATCTCACTCATTGGTTTGATTTTGATCGGCTTGGATCGATCCATTTTTAAACTCCAATCAAGATAATTTGCAGGATTCAAATCATAGAAATCCTGCCATGGTTCAATGATCAAATGTTTTTCCTTGAATTTATCTTCGGTGATCATTAAATAAAACATTTTAACGATGGATGCAAAAAAATCCTTTTGCAATATTCCTTTTGGAATGGTATCGGAAACGGCCAATGTATCACCATATTCGGCCGGTGTGAATGTTGGTGATCCATCCAATGTTATTGAAACACCGGTGATATTAACGGCAATTGAATCAACTCCGTAAACATTATCAAATCGAATTGAGAATGTATCATTGGTTGCCAATGTAAATGATGAAAATAATGGTGAATAATTTGCCGTAAAATTGAATGGAACAAATGTTGTTGCATTTCCCAATCCACCAACTTGTGAAACCGGTGTTCCAAACAATGTTCCATCGGTTGCAAACAATGATCCATTTTTGTATAAATTGAACCTTCCGGCACGACTTCCAACAAATTGTTGATTTGGTATCCTCCATGTTCCGGACATGCTTAATGTTACCGATCCATTGAATGTTTGTGCACCGGTATATTTCCATGTTCGATTATCGGTTGTAGTGAAATTCCCACCTATTTGATTTGAGATCACCATATCACTCCCAATTTGCACACTTGATGATGGCACTCCGGTGAATATCCTTGTTTTCTTAAATGATAATCTTTGTTGATTATTTGGAATAATCAATCTTTTAAAAAAATCAGTATTAAAGAAATTTGATTCCCATGTATATCCGGCACCGGTGATTATTTTATCAATGTATTCACGAACAAATAATGATGGCCTAAATGCCGTAAAATAAAACGATTTCTTTGCAAACCTTGTATCGGTTGCCGATGATGTGTTGCCATAATCAATCAATGGATAAAAATATCCACTCCCATTTGCCTCATTGTTCCATGATGCCGAAATGTTGGCAACATTGTACACATGGTTGTATGCCGAAAAATCCAAATCCTCCAATCGTTTTGATCCTAAACTTGAAAAGAAACCACCCAATTCACCAAATAATGCAATCTCATATTCCATGTTTTCACCATTGATCACAATTTGCAACAACCTCATCACACCTTTCATGATGGTTAATCCATTAACCTCCAATCTTGCTTTGGCCGATTTGGATGCATTGAAATCATAATATACATTTTTGGCCGGTTGATTTGATGAAAAATTGGAATTGCCAAATTCAAAGATATTACCAAACAATTTGTTGTTCCTTGATGTTGCAGGTAATACAATTGTTTTGGAAAACGATGTGGATTTGGTATCAAGATTTTTCACATCATCAACCGAATATGTAATTTGATGTGAGAAATCGGCCATCACATCCATTTCAATATTTTCAATAAATAATCTTACCATGGTTTTTGTTTATCTACGGAATCCAAATCGTGTTTGATTCATTTCAATTTCAATACTGAATTCCTTTAATCCATCATTTTGATATTTCATGTATTCATATGATGTTGTTTTCAAAGTTACCGGATAATAATCACCATCAATTTCGGCAAATATTTGTGGTGAATCAATCAATTCGGCCAACCATTCATATTCTTGATCGGTTGGATAATTCATTGTTAATTTATAACTCCAATTTGATTTTGAATTATAATTGATCTTTGATTCATTGTACACATTGTTTGCATTGTAATAATCAACCGATGTTGTATTGAAATCGTATTCCTTTTGTTGATATGATTTCCTTTCAATACTCATCATTTTCTTTTGTGAAAGGTTGAATCTTGCCGTATCGAACATCCCAAAATGATTGATGAAATACAAATTCATTGTTGTGTATCTCGAATCACATTCAAGATTAACAACAATTGTATCACCAAATTTTTGATCTTTCCACAATGTTACTTTGTAATATTTTATACTTGAATTGATCAATGATGCACCATATTGATTGTTGATGGCATTTGCACCAATATCACATTGCCTCCATTTGTATGCCAATGAAACATCATCAATCCATGATGAAATCAATGTATTACTTTCATTGTATGTTTCAATTTTAAAAAACAAATGTGTTCCATCATCAAACATTGGAATCAATATTTTATCATTCAAACCGGCTTTGATTTTTAATGGCCTATTTGTTAACCAATTATTTGATTTTTGAGATATATCAAATTGCCTTCGTTTCAACATTGGTGGCACCCAATTGTATGCCGTTATATTTCCGGATGCCATATTCAATGTGGTGATTCCACTCACATCCTCACCAATTCGAATATTGTATGTAATTTGATTCAATGTATCACTTCCAACAACATTCATTGCATCACCTAAATTGGAATTTGCAGGAACAAACCAATCATATGTGATCTCATTTTTCACCACTCTTGATGCATCAAAATATCCTCGGCCATTTGTTGGTTCCGGATATACTTTCACTCTCACCAATTGTGTTGATCCATTGTACACATCAAACACATATTTCATATCCGTTTGGCCGGAATTGTTTGATAATGCCACATGCCACAATGCATCTTGGCATGATGGTTTTCCACTTGGATTGATTAAACTTGATATTGCCATTTAATTGTTTATTATGTTGATCATTACTTGCATTCCTATTTCATCGGCAATTTCAACCTCGATTCCTTTGAATGTTTTATCAACCGGTTCCTTGATGAAATTTTTTGTTTTGATACCATATTTCTTGATCATATAAACGGCCGTTTTTGTTTGCCGATCAATCAATGATAATTTATGTTTTTGATTTTTATTCTCATATCCAACGGCACCATATTTTTTCACATCACTCACTTTCACTTTCTTTGCACCTTGTTGAATCATTCTCTTAATGGATGCCACACCATCCTCACTCATGCCTTTGGTTTTGAATTGATATGGTGATTGTGGTGCATTGTTTGAATCCTTCCATCCTTTCACACCTTTATCCACAAACTTTGCATAATATGCCAAATCAATCAATAATGATGTTTCATTCGGCCTTTCTTGTTTCAAATAAAATTTGATATTGGATTCCATATCACCGGTTGATATCACTTTCTTTGCATTAATACTTTTGATCAAATTACCTTTGAATTCATTTGCACGTTTCAAAAGTATTTTATCAACACCTTTTGTATCAATCTTTTCATACCTTCCACCGGTTGATTCCAACCAATTGATATTTTTATTTTGAGATTGTGTTATGTTTGCCATTACCTTTTGTTTTTACTTGCAATTTTCTTTTCTTGTTCCTCATCAATTTGCCTTTTCATTTTCAAATATGATAATGCATTCAAGAATTGATATACCGGCAATTCATATGCCTCATCCATTTTCACACCTTCAAATTCCGAAAACAACTTAACATTGTATATCCATCCAAAATTTTTTGTAAATTGATTTTGCAATGTTGAACCATCATCCGATCCTCCGATATCGTTTGAAAATAGGTATTCGAATTGTTCATTGATTCGTTTAAAACTTTGCAAAAAAAAACACATGATTGATATCCGGTATTGAAATTCAATCTCAACATATCATTGGCAATGGATTCATGGTTGATCCAATCAACATTCTTTGGCCTTAATCCAAACCATGTGAATCTCATTGGTGTTGCCATGGTTGCCAATAATTTATGCAGGTTGTTTGTAATGTCGGAAACAAATGTTGCCGTTTCAACATACCGGCCGGTATTCATTGGTAACTTGGCCAAATCATAATTGAACCGATACAATCTCAATCCGATCCTCACATATTTCTTTGGTTTCACCACCTGCATATCCTCGGTAAACTTTGCAAACACCTCATTGATTTGTTTACATATCCTTTTGTATTTCCATTCCGGCAATTCCTTCACACCATCACCATCCATTTCCAACATTGTTTGGATCAATAAAGATGCCTTTTGTTCCTCACTTGTTTCAATTTGTGAGATTTCATGCAACTCTTGATATTTCTTGATTGTGATGATCATCATAATATAATGGATGTTTTTGCCAATGTTCAATATTAAATAAAACGATACACACCAATGTGTGCATTCTTTTGTTTGCATTTGTTAGCCAATGCCAATGCATTCACACAATCATCATGGAATCCTTGTGGTGCATTATACCTCACACCGGTTGATGTGTACACATATTCAAACACCTCCAATTCCTCGGTGATGGCACCGGCCGGATATCCGATTTCTTTCTTTTGGATGGATGATGCCAACAATTCCATCAATTGTTGTTTCGATGTGGATGTGTATTTGAATCCTTCCATATGGTTGAATCCTTTTTGCAAATCCTCGGTGATGGCATCACCAACACCGGTTGAATCAATCAACACCGGTTTTGATCGATCCAACTCCATGATCGTTTCCTTGGTTTGTTTCCAATCCTTTTGAAACCGATCGAAATATGCCACATCACCATTCCGATCCAATCCAATGATCACACTCCAATCCACCGATTTTGCCAAATCGATTCCATAATATGCAACCGGTTCCTTTGATAATTGTTTGGTGCAATCCTTGATGTGTTGTGATCCAAATGGATTCGATGCATTTTCCATGGCATTGGCCATGTACTCTTGTTCAAATACGGCATGTGGCAATTGCATCCTTGCATCATCGATCTCGGATTTGTCGATGTATGGATTGTGATATGTGGTGAATTTGAATGATTGCCAATCTTGTTCCATCATGTATCCTTTGAGATACAATGAATAGAAATAATTCTTTCCTTTTGGTGTTGACAAAAACAATGCCTTTCCTTTGTAATC